GTATGTTTATTGTACCGGACTCCGGATATGGCGAGAGTCCTGTCGTTATCCTGAAGGATTCGCTGCTCTCATTGCCTCAGAGATATCTGGAGGAGGTCAAGAGCTACATGAACGATGAGGACGTTGTTGCAGCAGTCAAGGCGCACAACACTGCCGTCGTTGTAACAACCTTCGAAAGCAAGAAGTATAAGAAAACCGGCTATGATGTCGACTTCGTCGAGTTATCATAACAAGCATATTTCAACCCCAAAGAAGAGCGGCGGCTGTCAGGAATTGACAGCCGTTCTCTTTTGCGTATATAATAACATATGTAATCACAATTTATTGATAGGAGGTCAATGAAGATGTTAGCAAAAGATATACTCAAACTAATCGATGCAGGATTCACCAAAGACGAAATCATGAAGCTTGACGCGGATGTAAAGATCGTGCCGGATCAGGAACCCGCCGAAGCTCCAGAAGCAGTCAAGGAAGTCGTCGAAGCGCCGAAGCCCGCGCCGGAAGTAAAGCCGGCCGAACCGAGCGGAGTAACATTGTCTGATGACCAGTTCACGAAGCTACTCCAGCAGCTTAACGCGAAGGGGGCAACGCTTGACGTCCCGCCTGAGTCAGATCTGGCGACGAAGCTCGGCGATCACTTCAAAGATGTTATCATTGGAAAATAGGAGGCAAGAAATGGCAAACAGTTTGACACCCCGTGACGTCTATTCTTTAATGAATAGCATAGTCTCTCAGGCAACCGGCCAGACTAGTCACGCAGTAGTAGACACAACTTCATTCGTTTCAGTCGGCGAGACACTACTCAGAACCGCTCCGGAGAACACGCTAAACGCAATCTCGACTGTTCTCGCTGACACAATATTCTCTGTAAGACCTTACCGCGGAAAGCTCGACTCTCTCAGGGTATCTCAGAGACGTTGGGGCGCTCAGGTTCGTAAAATCGTTCCTTTATATAAGGCAGCGGAGGCTTCTGAGGATTGGAACACTGACATCAATGCAACTCAGCTCAACGATGGGAATAGCGTCGATCACTACAAAATTAACAAACCCGCTGTTATCCAGCTCAATTTTTACGGCACCTCAGTGCTACAGAAGCATATCACGAGGTTCAGGGATCAGCTGGCGCTTGCGTTCACTTCTGAGACTGAGTTTGTCAGGTTTATCGATGCTATCATGACAGAGTTCAACAATGAGATTGAGCTTGCCAACGAGAACAAGACGAGGCTCGCACTCATTAATTATATGCTCGGTATACATGAGATGGGTCTCACCGAGGTCGATCTCGTTGCAAATTATAACAGCGATCACAGCACAACTTATACGAGGGCGCAGCTCCTCAACGATCACGCTCCCGACTTCATGAAGTATGTAGCGGCTCAGGTCAAGACTTACAGCTCATTCCTGACAGAGATGAGCGCAAAGAATCACGCAAATCTGACCGGATATGCTCCCATTCTGAGACATACACCCAAAGAGCGTCAGAAGATGGTCATGTATGACCCTATCTTTATACAGGCCGAGTCTGAAGTGTACTCCGGACTTTTTAATCCTCAGTATCTCGACATTGGAGACTTTGAGGGCGTTAACTTCTGGCAGTCTCAGGATACACCGACCGCGATCAGCGGAAAGCCTAACATCCTCGACGTTTCAACCGGCAAGAGTGCAGATGCTGCAGCATCAACCGGTATCGACTTCGTGCTTGGACTGCTTTACGATGAGGAAGCTCTCGGAGTTATGCCGCAGTTTGATTACTCCAGCGTAACACCATTCAATAGTGCCGGGGGATACTGGAATGTTTATTATCACTGGCGTTTCAATACCTATAATGATTTCACCGAGAACGCCGTGTTATTCGTACTCGGAGCAGGAGGCGTCTGATGGATCCGGCGACAATCGCGTCATTGATATCGAGTGTCGGCTTTCCGATCGCCGCGTGTTGTTTTCTTTTCTACTTATTAAATAAGCAGATGGAAACGCTCAACGAGCTCAAGATCGTCATGACTAAGCTCATCGATAAGCTCGATGTTGACGATCTGGAAGTCCGCAAGATAGACAGAGAATAAGGAGGGCGCAGGCCATGGCTAAGAAGTCTCTCAAGATGTCCGAAGCCGGCCTGCAACTTCTCAAACAATTTGAAGGTTGCAGGCTGAGCGCATATTGGGATGTAAACGGCTACTCCATCGGATACGGCCATCACTCAGCGGACATCACTAAGGATATGAAGATCACTCAGAAGGAAGCCGACGCGCTCCTGAAGAAGGATCTGGCTAAGTATGAGAAGGCCGTCAATGGGCTCGGATATGAGCTCAATCAGAACCAATTCGACGCGCTTGTTGATTTTACGTATAATTGCGGAGTCGGCAACCTTCTCAAACTGACAGCCAACAAGACGCGGGATCTGAGACAGATCGGCTTTAAGATCCCGCTATACTGTAAAGCCGGAGGCGTAGCGCTTCCCGGCTTAGTAATAAGAAGAAACGCAGAGCAGGCGCTTTTTGTAAAAGAGGTTTAAGATATGCCTACAATCAATTTATGGAATAATTTCACGAAGCGGAAGAGAAGCACGAAACAACCGGCGGGCGCGCCAGATACCGTAGTCACTGCGGCACTCAAAGAGCCCACATCGCTTAAAAACCCAACATTCGTACTCGCCGGCAATCACTTCGCCGCAAATTACGCGCAATTTAATGGCGCTTATTATTTCATAGATGATTGTGTCAGTGTGCATAATGGACTTTGTGAGCTTCACTGCTCGAAGGACGTGCTGGCGACGTATAAGGCAGCTATACAAGCCGCCAGCGCATACGTCCTCTATTATTCGCATAACAATGTTGAAATTGTTGATAAGCGTCTCAGCACAAAGACGGCTATCACAACTCAGGTCAACTCTGAAACTTTCAACAATCTCGGAACCGGTGAGAGTTATATGCTCACTGCCGTCGGCGTAGATCGGACGAGTGTATTCGCTTGTGACAAGAGCGACATTAATCATTTATTCACATCGACGACGCTCCAGAGTATCCAGACGACTTACGACAACGAGGCTGATAATATTAAGAACGCAATCACCGCGGTTACTGCGGGCAACGTCCAAGACATGATGAAAGAGCTCTATAAAATATCATTCGATTGGGCGATAGGCTCATCGGCAATCGTCAATTCGGTTGCATATTCCAGCGACGCGCAGAAGTTCGCAAAAAATTGCTTCGTGCTGCCGATAGATAAGGACAATATCGGCGGTAATTATTTACCGATAATGCTCGGAAAATATCAATCTGATGCAAGCGGAAATGTTAATTTTCCGAGGATAATACACGACTCCGCCACGGTTGCTATACCATGGCAGGCGACAGATTGGAGACGTAACGCGCCATATCATGAAATATATTTATATATTCCATATGTCGGTGTGATAGGTTTATCAGCTTCGGAGCTCATAGGCGTAACAAACCTGACCGTAAATGTTGCAATCGATACATATAGCGGCGTCGCAACGTTCGCGGTCAATGCGGACAGCGGCGCGGTCGTCGGTCAGTATTCAACCAATATTGCAAGCCCTTATGCCGTAGGTTCCTCAAACATAAACGTAGTCGCCGCAGGCGCGTCGATAGTCGCAGGAGTTGCAGCTGTAGCTTCAGGCGTAGGCGTTCCGGCTGCTATCATGGCCGGCCTCGGTGTAGTTAATGCGATCAAGCCTTTTGATTCTTCAATCACGGGCAACGGAGGAAGCGCCGGCTATGGCCTCGGAAATACTGTAAAATGTATCACCATTTTCCATGATACTACGGTCACGCCGTCCAGCGTGTCAGCGGTTCAGGGTACGCCATACAACGGATCAATGTCGCTCTCAGGTATTTCGGGATATGTTCAGACCTCAAACGCGTCCATCGATATTACCGGATATGGCGGAGATAAAGACGAGGTCGACAGCTTATTAAACGGAGGTATTTACATTGAGTGAACCGATAATGTTTGGACAGGAGCAGGCGCTCGACTATTTCAATATGCAGCCGTCGACCGTCAAAGGACGGGCTAACGCCGGCACAGAATATTATAAAAGGCTTCTATATACGAAGCTTTTCAGCACGTTAAAATTTAAGCTCCCGGAGAGCTGGAAGCTCAACTATTTCCGATTCTGGCTTTTCCATTTTGGCTCGATTGCTGTCGTATATACTAATGAGTTCGGCTGGGTCTGTCAGCCTTACAGTATAGAAAAGCTCGACTTGTATTATCAGCCGGCGGTTATTCTCGTAAATAACCAATTCGTCGAGAATAAAGTCGGAGTCGTTGGCTATAATGCTGGCATAATAAAATGTATGGATGATTATTTCGGGCTCGATGATGTCGTTACCAGATATGCGACGGATCTCGCTCAGTGTGACAGATCCATCGAGGTTAATCTAATGAATAGCAATGTCACGGCCTTCTTTAAGGCGACGGACAAGAAGAACGCCGAAGCCGTCAAAGAAGTATATGGGAAGGCAACAACGGGCGAACCCTTTGTTGTTGTAAATAAGGAAGTGCTCGGAGACGAGTCAATTGAAATCTTGCTTCCTAATGTTAAGAATAATTTTATCGTGACGGATCTCCTTACAGCCCGCCGCGGGATCCTCAACGCGTTCCTGACTGAGATTGGGATCCGGAACGCAAACTATGATAAAAAGGAGCGCTTGAACTCTCAGGAAGTGAACGAGAACAACGACGAGACAAGCGCAAATATAAGCGTAATTTATGATAATATCAAACAGAGCATGGATATTATCAATGGATTCTCAGGGCTCGGCCTTGATGTAGAATATGCTTATAATTATTCAGAAGAGGAGGGCGGAGATAATGAGCAGGATAACGCTTAATGGTTGGCTTCAGTACGATCCGACTATCTTCGACGGGGTTATTCTTCCGGAGGACTATGACCGCGATGCTCTTCTGGCGGAGATCATGAGCAGGAGCGGAGAACTATATACATATCATCAGGTTCCTTATGTATTAAAGGAAAATATACGGCTATGGTTTTCCAGAAACTTCCTTAATTTCGATAGAATGATGGCTGCTCTCATGGCTGAATATAATCCTATTGAAAATTATGACCGTCATGAGGATTGGACAAGAACGCCGAACTTGACGGACGAGGCTAAACATACCGGATCCGATTCGACGGAAGCATCTGGAACCGATTTGACAGAAGCTTCGGGAACCGATACAGATACATTATCCGGTAATGATACGACTACGCGCGGATATAATAATTATAATGAATCCAGCACGAGAACCGGAGACGATACGACGGAGAGAACCGTCTCAGCTTTTGACTCCGGCACATATCAGCCGGCCGATAAAACCGTTGAAACCTTCGGAAGTGTCAAGGATTCGAAGGATATAACCGGCTCATATGACGACTCGACCGACTACGGCAAAGTTGACACGATGGACTACGGCCGGAAGGATGAGACGACATACGGCCGGAAAGATGAAACAACATTTAATTCTACGATGACGGATCGGCACACCGGCACCGAGAAGTATATAAGCAGGATTCATGGTAACATAGGCGTCACGACTTCTCAGCAGATGATACAGAGCGAGCTGGAGCTCCGCAAGTTCGACATCTATGAGGAAATCGCTGCACGCTTCGAGCATGAATTTCTTGTACAAGTTTATTAAGAAAGGAGGCTTTTGATGGCTTTCAATTTCGAATATCCCTATGTTGACCCGACTCAGTACAATGCCGATTGGCTCCTGAAGAAGATGAAAGAAGTCCTTGCAGATATGGAGTCAATGGACGAGTGGCGCGTCGAGTATGAGGAAGCGTATGAGGATTATAAAAAGTTGGTCGAAGATGTAGAAGCCGGCACGTTTCCGCCTTCGATCGTTAACGCCTTCAATAAATGGATGAGCGAGAACGCTCTCAGCCTTGTAGGCGAGCTCGTTAAAATGGTATTTTTCGAGATAACTCCAGAGGGCTATTTTGTCGCCTGGATCCCAGACGGCTGGGACGACATCATCTTTAATACGACAGGGCTCGACATTTCTCTAGCTTTGCAGCCCGAATATGGTCATCTTGTACTATCTTATTAAAAGGAGGATTTTAAATGTCAATGCATCAGTATATAGGAGCTCGTTATGTTCCCAGATTTATGGGAACGCACGATCTCACTCAGATTTATGAGGCTCTCGACGTTGTAGACAATGGGCTGGGTACCAGTTACATTTCGAAGATTCCGACGCCAGCAGGTACGCCTCTGACAGATACAACTCATTGGGCTATCTACGGAGCGAGCTCCGGAGCGGTCGTCAATCTTCAAAACCAGATAGATACTATAGTCAATACCGACATTCCCGGTTTAGAGGCTGAAATTGATGAGAAAGAGAAAAATATCTCCTCAAGGAGTTTTTGCTTTTTAGGAGACAGCTACGACAGATTATGGCCTAGTGACTCATGGGTAGACACAGCGGCGCAAACTGCGGGAATTATGCACTACTCCAGAATTACGGCGGGCGGTTACGGTTTTTATGCTGACGGGACTAATAAATGGGAGACTCTCCTGTCTAATAATATCCCCGCAGACGCCGCAGACGTTACCGATGTGGTTATAGGAGGAGGCACAAACGACGCCGCCGCCGCTACCGCGGACGTTATCGCCGCAATGGCAAGTTTCGATACTTATATTAAGAGTATATTCCCTAAACTTGAAAGGGTTTATATTTCTTATATGGGTTGGAGTCATTTAAACGCGACGCAAAAAGGCCAGCACAGAACAATGTACAGAACATATCTCAATCAAGCCCTCTCTCTTGGCTGGCGCTGGTTGGAAAATGTCGAATATATCATGCATAATCCCGTATTAATATACAGGGGAGGTGCTGATAGAGTACATCCGACGCAGGCAGGCGTACAACAGTTAGGTTACGCTGTCGCGCAGGCTCTTATGAACGGGTCGACCCATTACAGCGCAATACCTGCCACGGAAATGAGTCCTGTAACCGCAAATCTCACAGGTAGTAATGTAACGTTATCGACATTTATCACAGATAATATGTCAGGCGTATATTTCCCTTCAGTAGATGGTACAGCCGCTCAAAATCTGTCAAGTTCATTCGAGCTTTTAGAGTCCGCAGACGAGATCAATTTTCCTCAATATATATACTTCCCCGTATTTGCCGCGGTTAATTGGTCTACGTTTGTCCCTGCTCTCCTGTTTTCAGATGATACGAAAAAAATCAAATTATGGTTAAGAGCAGGAGCAACAATATCTTCGGGCGATCATATAACAGTCGACGCTTGTCAGTTAAATTTTCCTACCATTTAATGGTAGAAAAAATAAAGGCTCTCGGAGAAATTCCGAGGGCCTTTATTGTTGGCTTATTGACGGGAGGTCAACCCATGCGCGAGCGTTTCCGACGCCTGACCGATGCGCTAAAGCCATTTATATTATAACATACGTGATTATAAAATCAAATCCAAAATAATACGCTTCAGCTCATAGGACTCGAACGAGATCCGGCCTGAGATAAAAAGATGCTTTAAATGACGGCCGTATCTGTTATAAAAATCCATTACATCCTGCTCATGCTCCGCCTTGAACTGCGGACACTTCGCCGGCGCGTATGATACGTAAACCGCGTTCGAGTTCTTTCTATTATAAATAGTTGCTTTACCGATGGAGCACACCGGCCGGAAGCCGTCGAGCTTCTGAGGCTTAATCAGGCTAAAGTCGTTATACGCAAATTTGTTATCAAGCGCCATCTCTCGAAAGCTCGTACCCTTTGCGAGCTTCATGATGGCGGTCTGGCTTTTGGCCTGCATGAACTCATCGGAAGCCTCCAGAAGGTGAACCGCCAGAGCGCGATCCTTCATATATAAATCATGCTTACCGGCTCGGAGCATTTTCTCGATCTCGTAAACCAGACCGAGCTCTGTAAAAATCGGATTGTATATGTCATTGCTATTACTGAGCATGAACATATAAAGAGGTTCGCGGCCTTCAAGTTCGCGGTTACGATTCATTGTTTCGTAGGCATTCAGAAGCGCCGAGCCTTCGGCCTTCATCCTGCGGACGTGCTTCTCAGGCACAAATTCGTCATAGATGCAATAACTACAATCAGAGAAGTCAATGCCTCGGATCGTCGAGAGGGTACTTAGCGCGGCGCCGTATCCGATCGGAGCGCCGAAGGGCTGAAGCTTCCCGTCAACGGTTTCGCGGTTATATATGCCTGCAAGATTTTTTACAATCCGATGCAGGCCGATATTTAAATTCTTGTTGAGATTGATCGGCTTAAAAGGGTTCGCGCCTTCCCCGTTGTCATTATCCAGCATCAGCTCCAGCTCCTGAGCTGTCCTCCTCATAAAAACGAATTTCTCTTTTTGACTCGTCAGACCGTCGAGAGCGCTGTAAGTCTTACCCGTTCCGCGTCCGCCCATGAATATTTGAAACGGATAGTTCGGATCAATATAATCCCATATGTTGATATATCTCATCTTACCTCCTTATATACATTGATTCCCGTCAATGCAGCATATTCGTCAGTTATTCCGAGTTCATAGGTCGAGTCTACCATGCCAATATTTGATGCGGTTGTCATCGTGCAGCCGTCAACGGTGATGGTATGCTTCCCTACGTCGTTATAATATAGCGTCCGTCCTCCGGCCTTCCTGAAGATGAAGCCCGGCCGGAAGTTCTCAATTTTTTCCATTTCCTCAGCGCCTTTATCCTTCTGGACGCCGGAAATGGTAATATGAAAGCCGTCGTTATCCTCATATGCATACTTCTTAGCGCCTAAAGTGACGAAGCGTTTATATGGATTGCCGGCCGTTTCAAGCTCGAAGATCCCCATATAATAACGCCGACCGCCTACGTCTACGAATGCGCCGCGCTCTTCACATTCGCGCTTGATATCATCATTGAGAAGGTCGAGGCGTCGAAGGATCTCAGGACTTGAAATGAATTTATCCGAGTCCGTATCACAATAAAGAGTATCGTCTCTCGTAATGTCAAGAAGTCGCTGCAAGTGTGCACGAGCGTGCGCGGTCGTCCAGACTCCCCAGGCATAGACTAAAAAAGAGTTTCTGCTTTTATAAAATTTTTCCAGCGCGTCAGATACGGCCGGAACCTCCTCGACCCATTCGCCGGACTTTGATACGCTGATTTCAGTCCGGACGGGGTTAGTATACATCATGCCGAAAATTGCGTTAAGTCGATTCTTGCTTTTAGCGTAGAGATATTTGAGATTCTTCTTCTCTTCCGGATCCGTTTCGATTGAGATTTTATATTTAAGCTCCGTCTTTTCTCTGAATAATTGCATAACCGTGTCGCGGATAGGCTGCGGAAGGTATCCGTAACGGGCGTAATAAAAATCGGATATTAAAATATTATTGTAGTTAAAATCATACTGCTCTTTGATGATTCTCCAATCAATATCTGTAATGGTTAATGCTATAAAGTCCGGCGCGTTGAGGAGTCGGCCGTTATCATAAGTGCAGCCGGATCCTCTGGCGATAAGCTTCGAGCTCGGTATGTAAGGAACCGGGACGTGTTTTTTAATATGCACGTCCGTTAATACTACCCTGAACAAACACGCAAAGTGTGACGTCATGTGCTCCAGCTCGTCAAGGTCGTCAATATCACCATAATATGTGAATTTATCCATCGGTAAAGGCTTTAATAATTGCATCGCCGGATACATCGACGCCGCGTCGGCGCTGTCAACGTCCTCCCAGATCTGGCCAGCCATATATCGATTTGCATGAGTATTTCCGCCTCGACCTGCTTCCTTCAATAAGGTATATACCTCCGCGCTCATCTTTTGCTTTTTAAAGACCCTATCCCGATAGTGCTTATCCTTCCGGCAAGCCGCCCGTGTGAGTCTCCTGACGTATCCCGTCGAAGTGAGCGGGATCGTGTCAAGCGTATCATCTTCATTGATGAGGCGGCGCTCAATGAGCTCGTATAAACTGACTACGTCAGAGATGCAATAGCCGAACTCCGTATCGTCGAGCGGAGTCTCGGCCGTTCTTATCTTCTTATAGTCGAGATCGCCGACGGCCTTCGGATGAATAACGCCGAGCTCATTGATACTTGCTTTATTCAAATTCATATTTGTAAGCTTGTAAGCACATCTAAACTCAAACCCCGCGCCACATACTACATGAACCGGCACACGACGAGCCAGCGCAAAGACCTCCATACCGCCGAGCTCGTCGAGCAGAAAGTCTTTTGTAAATTGATATTCGTAACCTAAATTGAACACATAGACGACCAGACGGCGCTCTTCGTTGAGTTCGAGCCATTGAGAGATTTTAGTCATGAGCTCGATCCATTCCTCCCAACGCCGGCCATATACGCAAACGCCTCCGATGCACATCTGCCAATGATACATGAAGCCCTCAGGAGGTTCGTCAGGATCCGGCTGGATGGTCGTCGTCTCAATGTCGAACGTCGCGAATAGCTTCATATATGATAACTTCTTTTTCCGACGAGCACGGCGTGTCTGGTCGGGCAGCTGGAAAAAAGGATACTCGTCAACCGTCAGCGCCTTTACAAGATCGGCGCCGCCGTCCGCTCGCTTGATATAGACCTCCCTCATGTTCACGCCTTCCGCTTCTTCTTCGTTTTAACCTTCTTAGCTCTCAGGGCTCGCTTGAGTCCTTTGAGGCTCATCCGCTTGTGCTGCTCTGCATATTCCTCTAAAGCGTCAATTATGTCGTCTTTTGACAGTCCTCTCTCTGACGCCTTGTCATACTCCTCAACAAGGTCGTCTGATGAGAAGGAGTTTGCTAACTCTTCATATGTTTTGGAATTCAAGAAATCATAGAAATCCTTGTTTGTGACCGTCGCACGGCTTAGCCCTTCGCGGCCGGTGTCCTCGTTTCCTTGCACAAACGTCTCAATCCTTCGGCGCTCAATAGCCTTTTGGCCGGCGACTCGACTCGACGGCATCTGCTCGAAGTTCTGGAGGATCCGGATTTCCTTCTGAAGCTCTCGCTTCGAGTAGTCCTTTGCCGGATCCGCGACTTTGAGTCGCTCGTCGAAACGGTTCCGACCTTTGTCTTTGAGATAATCCTGCATCAGGTCATAAGCGCCGAAGTCGTAAGTCTCGCCCGTGATGGGGCTCTTCGTGTTCTTAAGTCTGACCATTCTTTGATTGATAACCTTCGCCAGCTGGCGGCGGACTTTGCGGAGTTCGTCCATTGTGACGCCGGCGCCGTAGGGATTGAAGTCGCGGGCTGATTGTAGTCTATTCGCCATCGCCAGCCTCCTCTGGAGGTATAACCGAGATTATCCTCGCACAGAATACTTTCACAGCTAACCGGATAAATTCAGACTTTGAGACGGGTTTGCCGGCCATTCCGATATAATCGAACCATGCAGAGTTTATCACTTCGAGCTCTTTATCTGAGAGCCTTATAAATATACCTTTATTACGTTTCATCATCTTCCTCCTCTTCTAATTCCTCCATATATTCCATTATCTCATCAATAAAACAATCATATTTGACGGAGCACTCCTCATTCTCAATAAATTCGAGAAAGCTTCTGTATTCCCAAATATTTTAATCACAGTATTACAAAATAAAGCTCTAAGATCTTGATATTATCTTGATTTAGTAACATGCTACACCTCCTTAATATAGTATCTATCGACGGCCGGATCGTCCTGAAGCTCCTCCAGATGTTCAAGGACTTCGATCTCCGCGTCATGATTACTCTTGTACACCTTGCCGGTCAGCGCGTAGGCGTCAATGCTCGTTCTTCTGTCATTCCATCGGTCGATAAAAACTTCATACATTTTCTTTCACCTCCTTATTATAATAGCCTCGGCGCTTCAGTTCATCATATAAGACTTGTGCGCGGTTCAGAAGTTGGTCGGCCTGCTGCTTATCATTGAAATGCATAGCGAGCGCTGCCTCACCTTCGAAGCCTAAGATGATTATGTTGAGAAGATCCTCCCAACTCCAAGCGCCGTTGATTGTTACGTTGGCGCGCTTTAGCGCGTCGATAAATTCGAGATAATTCATAATTGACCTCCTTTTTGTAAAAGTTCCAGAGCTTCGTCGAACTCTTTGAAACTGATTCCCCTATTATCGCGCCAGATTCTAACGGCTTCGACGTCCTCACTCCTAAAGATCCATCGCCAGCCCGTATAATCGGCAAGCCGCAGCTCGCCTTTTAATCTGAAGATATCGATTGCGAGCCGAAGCTCGGCGGCGGTTCTCTCTCCGGCCTCGTCCGGATCTAAGGCCAGAGCGTTCTTATTGAAGCATATTCTGTAATGTTCTCTGATTGTGCGTTCGGATAAGATTGTCATATTTCACCTCCTTTACAATATGGTAATTGTAACTCATAAATCTCATAATACTTTTGAACAGTATCATCGATTCGATGATAACGCATAAACGTGTCGCGCAGCTCGTACTCCATTACTTTTATAACTTGCTTAATTTTTTCATTCGTGCCTGCCAGCCCTCCTCTTCATCCCAAACCTCAAACCATAACTCATCAACATCGGGCTCCATCTGGAGATTGTTCCAACATTCATGATACTCCTCGAACGTTGAACAATCGATCGAAAATGAGCCGTAACTGTCAACTCCGTGAATCTTGAATAATATCATATTGACCTCCTTATCAAATCACCGGATACCCGGCACAACTACATTGTATATCATTGATATACAAATTGTCAACACCTACTTACGTATATAATTAAGTTGCCAATGTGCCGGATCGCTGACGGCCTTGCCGGATCCTGCCGGATCGGGCGCAGGAGCGCGAGAGCCCTGGCCGGACAGTGAGGTTTGAGGAAGTCGCACGGGTTGCAAAATTGCGGGGT